AGACGCGGCAGTTGCCGGGGATGTCGAAGCCCAAGCCAACATCGAGTCGTACAACATCGGGGACATCCACGCCACCGAAGCCCTGTACGACTACCTGCGACCATGGATGCGGAACCACCCGCACAACGTCAACGGGAACGCCGACGACAAGCCGGTCTGCAACCGCTGCTGGCAGCCCGAGATGGCAGCCAACGGCTACACGCTGGCCGTCGTCATCAGCTACAACCTGTACCGCTGCTCAGTCTGTGGCGGCAACATCAAGACCAACACCCATCACCGAGCGGCCAACACTCGCGGCGTCTGACCGTACGCAGGTACTGATACCTGCATACGGTTAGTCACCCCACTAGACGGACCGGCGTCCCAACTCCCAGCTCAGGACTGGGCGCCGGCCGACAGACTCCCGACTTGGCCTAGCCAGTCGGGCCACAAATCCTATTCGGCGGGATGCCGATAGGTAGCCAGCCGGGGGGCTTCGTACCTCGGCCAAGCGCAGCGATCCGGCGATCAGCCCGCCCTCCAAAGGCAGGCCCGTGGGGCTCGACACCTCGGCTGCGTGCTGACCCACCGCGAGTTCAGACCAACCTCGCGCCGGGTGACAACAGATCGGGCCAGACGTCCCCGATCCTTCATAGCGCGACCATCGCCGGCACGACTCGTGGCCCAGACGCCGCGATCCTCTGTCATCTGGTCGGCACACTCTGGCGAGAGGGTGGGTAACGCAGGGCCTTGTAAGCCTGAGCGCCACCCTCTCGTCGCCAGCTTCACTACTTCCCCTGCCCAGCTAGAGCACCGCCAACCCCACCGCGCACGGATGCGCAGGCCACAGGGCGCGGGTAGCCGGCGGGCAGGGGGAGCCTCAAACCTCTCAGGGTGTGGCGCCCGTCAAGGGCTCACGCGAAACCACGAACGAGGAAGGGCAAGAGTCACGCATCCCTGGTGCTGACAAGCCCAAGACTCAACCACTGAGGAAACCGGCCTGGACGCTGTAGCGCCACGCCTGAGAGGAACGAACCGTGACCACGTCGAGGACGGGCACGGCGTCACATAAGCGGTTCAGGCGGGACGTGCTGAGGGCAGGGCAGCAGGCAGGCATCACTCACTGCCCACTGTGCAACGTCATGCTCGACTACGACGAAGGACGCAAGCCCAACAGTGCAGAGCCCGACCACATCGTGCCGCACGCACTCGGAGGGTACGACCACGTAGACAACGGGCGTGTCATCTGCCGCCGCTGCAACCAGCGACGGGGCGACAAGATGGACGCAGCACCGACAGGGCGCATCACAAACCTGATCGCCTGGTGACCCCCTGGCGGGGACCCCCTGCCCCACCCGCTGACTTCGCACCTTCGGCATAACGATTGTTTCACACAGGGAACCGGGGGCTGCTGTGGCCTACGTCTCCCCCTCTCGCCGTGGAGCATGCACCGGCTGCGGCTGCGAGATTCAGCTATCCAGCACCGGCGCGATCGCCCCGTACTGCCGTCAATGTCACCGCGATGGACTGGTGCCACTGACCCACGGGACCGGTGGCTATAAGCGCGGGTGTCGGTGTGCTGAGTGCAAGCTCGCCAAGCGTAACCTCATGCGCATCTACGTGGCCGCAGTCAGGGTGCGGGACGGCATCTCCCCGACCCAGAAGATTCGCGGCGGCGGACCCTCAAAGCCCTGTCCCGACTGCGGCAAGTTGATCCGACCCCGCAAGGCGTCGATCTACTGCGGCCGTTGCGGTGCTCGCCGGCGCCATGCGCAGTACAACCGATACATCCCCGACGACCGACGCCGCGCAGTCCATGAGCGTGACGGCTGGGTGTGTTGGATCTGCAACGAACCCACCGACCCAACGGCAGATTCCAACTCGGCGCAGTACCCGACGCTGGATCACATCGAGCCGCAGTCGTTGACGCTGATCCCCGACCACTCCGAGCGCAACCTGAGAACCGCGCACCGTGGCTGCAACGCACGCCGGGGTGCCCCACTGGACTTCGCAAAGGCGGTGGCCTGATGGCTGACCGACTCGACTCGCTGAAGCTGCTAGAGGGCGTCCTCTGGGACTCCATCACGGCCGCGGATGCTGACAAGCGCGCGTCACTCGCTGCCCAGTACCGCGCCACCTTGGCTGAGGTTGCCGACCTCGAGCGCGAAGCAGGGAAGGTGGCTGATCCGGTTGACGAGATCGCAGCCCGTCGCTCTGCTCGGGGAGGCGCCACCGCACGAGTTCGTCACTCCGAAGGGGGAGCGGGCTAACTCCTGGGAGGATGTCGCCGACCTGTCCGCCAAGGCCGGTGTCGTGCTGGATGAGTGGCAAGAGTTGGTCCTTCGCTCCGCGATGGGCGAGCGGACCGACCGCACTTGGGCGGCGAAGCGGGTCGGGCTCTCGGTCCCCCGCCAGAACGGCAAGAGCCAGCTTCTCGTCAGCCGCGCACTGGCCGGCGTGCTGCTGTTCGGTGAGCGCAAGATCGTCATCTCTGCACACCAGCAGGACACGGCGCGCGAGTCGTTCGCCAAGCTGCTGGAAATCATCGAGGCCGACGAGAACGGCTGGCTGCGCGCGCGGGTGAAGCCGGGCGGCATCATGCAGGCCTTGAACCGCGAGGCGGTCAAGTTCTCCAACGGCGCAACGATCCAGTTCAAGGCACGCACGCAGTCTGGTGGCCGCGGCTTCTCATCCGACTGCCTGATGCTGGACGAGGCGCAGCGGCTCGGCCGGCGCGCATGGGTGTCGATCAACTCAACCATGTCCGCAATGCCCAACCCGCAGGTATGGCTCCTGGGCACGCCCCCGACCCCGGAGGATGACGGCGCGGTGTTCGCCTCGGTCCGCAAGTCGGCCCTCGATGGCGTCTCGACTGCTGCGGCGTGGCTTGGCTGGATGGCCGACCCCACCCGACCCGACTACGACCCGTCCAGCGAGTACACGCGCTGGTCTGCGAATCCGGCGTGGAATGTGCGTATCAATCATGAGGTCGTGCAGGGCGAGTTCGAGTCGTACACGCCTGAGGAGTTTTCGCAGGACCGCTTGGGCCAGTGGCTTTCTGCTGATGGCGCCACCCGCCTCATCTCGGCTGCCGAGTGGACTGATACCGCCGTCGACGTTGCCCCCGAGGGTGTGCGCGCGTTCGGCGTGGCGTTCTCGTTTGACGGTTCGCGTGTGGCTGTGGGTGGTGCTGTGAAGCATCCGGGCGGTGTGCATGTGGAGCTGGTTGGGACGCACACGGGCTCGACGGATGCCGGGGTTTCCGCCTTGGCTGACTGGCTGGCTACCCGCTGGCGCTCGGTGGCCGCGATTCACATCGCTGGGCCTGACGGTCAGACGTTGATGGATGCGCTCACGAAGCGAGGCGTGTCCGATCGGTGCGCTTCCGTCGTGACGACGAGCGCCTACCTCGCGGCATGTGCCGCCCTGCATGATTCGGTGCGGGAACGGTCACTCTCGCACCCGAATGCGGTTGCCGGCGACGTGCTCGAGGATTCGGTCGCGGTCTGCGATAAGTGGGTCCGTGCCAACGGCGCCTGGGGCTGGTCCGCAACGACCAGCGGCGGCGACGAGACTCCGCTCGAAGCGGCGTCCCTGGCTCTGCGCGCAGTGAACACAAGCAAGTTCGACAACTTCGTGGCTCAGGTGCCACGCCGTATCTACTGAGGGGGGTCGGGATGGCACTACAGACCCCCGAAGAATGGCTGCCCGTACTGGCTTACCGGCTTGACCTGCGGCAGCCGCTATTGGCCCGCCTGCGGTCTTACGTGGACGGTAACGCCCCGCTGCCCGAGGGTGGACGGAACTCTGCCGCAACGTGGGCGGCGTTCCAGAAGAAGGCGCGCACCAACTTCGGCGGGATTGCCTGCCAGAGCCATGCGAACCGCATCCGGGTCCGCGGCGTGCGCGTCGGCTCTGATGACCAGAGCCCAGCGTCGATCTCTGCCCGGCGGATCTCGCGCGATAACCGTTTCTCGATGGTGGTTGCTGACGCCGTGTGGGACATGCTCTCCGCGCAGACCGGCTACCTCGTTGCTGGCACGGACGAGGGCAAGGCGCTGCTGACTTCGGAGCGTCCCGAGATGTTCTACGCCGAGCCCGATCCGGTGCGCCCGTGGCGCTCACGGGCCGCCATGAAGGTGTGGCGCGACTCCGTGGCCGAGTATGACTTTGCTCAGGTGTGGATCCCCGGCCTGCGTCAGTCGTTCGTCCGTCGCTCCTACGTTCAGCCGACGCTCAGCAGCGCCAAGACGGTGGTTCTGACTGCCGTCGGTGGCTGGGTGCCGATGGGTGAGCCTGAGCCCTTCGAGGGTGGCGTTCCGGTCTGGATTCTGGACCGCCGTGACGGCCTTGGCCTGATCGAGCCTCACCTTGACGTGATCGACCGCATCAACCTGGGCAAGTTGCAGCGGATGTCCATCGCTGCCATCCAGGCATTCCGTCAGCGCGCCCTCAAGAAGTCCCCCGGCGCATCGCTGCCCGAGAAGGACGAAGAGGGCAACGTCATCGACTACGCCAAGCTGTTCGAGGCGGCCCCTGGCACGCTCTGGGACCTGCCGGAC